GATTTGATTATAAACCAGATTCGTTATAATTCATTTGCCGATTGTAAATTAAAAACAGGGTATACTAATAACCAGATTATAAAGCTATTACTGCAAGATAATAATGGTTATATCTGTAATAAGTTACAAGATAAATTAGTCGATAAAATAAATAAAATAAACATTAGAAAAAATAAAAACAATGCGGCATCTTCGGTTAGGATGAAAACGTATGCTTCAAGACCAAAATCAGAGACACATAAACATAATATATCAACTTCACTAAAAGGGAAGGTCAAGTCTAAGGAATGGGTCGATAAAATAAATAAGAATCCAGATAAGATTAGTAAAACAGCAAATACCCACAGGGGAATGACTCGTAGTGACGAAGCTAAAAAGAACATGTCATTGAGTAAACTCGGTAAAACAGCACATAATAAAGGTAAAGTATATTGCTATAACCCCCAAACATTAGAAAAGAAATTATGTACTATTGAAGAAATTCCTGACGGTTATATTAGAGGATTTGTTCCAAAGGATTCTATTCGTGCCTAAAGTATTGACCGATGCCGGGTTTAAATCATTTGATGGTGTTCGTATATCTGAGAACAGTGAAGAAAAGTATGTTATTAATGTTGATGGGGTAAAAACCACATGCACTAAAGAACATAGAGTAAAATTAATATCTGGAAACTTTATTGAAGTCGATAAACTAACAACTAATGATATTTTATCAAACAATAAACGAGTTAATGATATTGGACTTATCAACTCAAATGAACTTGTCTATGATTTAATTAACGTAGATGACACACATGCATATATAACAAATAATCTTACTTCACATAACTGCGTTTATCTTGATGAATTTGCCTTCGTTGAAGGTGCTGACGATTTCTACACATCTACTTACCCTGTAATTTCATCCGGTAAAGATACCAAGATTATCATTACATCAACTCCAAACGGTATGAATCTATTCTACAAGTTATGGATGGATGGTATAAATGACCAAAATGACTTCAATAACATTCGCGTCGATTGGTGGGAAGTTCCACATTATGACCAAGCATGGAAAGAAACAACTATAAGAAATATCGGTGAGAAGAAATTCTCACAGGAATATGCAAACTCATTCTTCGGTAGTTCTGGTACATTAATTGATGGTGAGAAATTAGCTGCAATGACGTGGGTTAGACCCCTTGATGAATCAGAAAACATCAAGGTTTGGGAAAAACCAATTGAAGGTCATTCATACATTGCATTGATTGATGTATCTGAAGGTGCTGGTTCTGATTATTCTGTGATGAATATTATTGATATTACAGAAACACCATATAAACAAGTATGTCAATACAGAAATAATAAAGTAACTCCACTTGTGTTCCCTGAGATTATTGAACGACTGGCTAAGAAATATAATGAATCATTTATATTAGTTGAAGTTAACTCTATTGGCGCACAGGTGGCGAATATTCTCTATTTTGATTATGAATATGAAAATATGATTATATCCAACATAAAAGCCGGTGATAATGTTATATCATTCGTATCCCGTAATGTTGATTACGGGCTACGAATGACTAAGAAATCTAAACGTATTGGTTGCTCAAATCTTAAATCATTAATCGAAAATGATTTATTACTAATACAAGATTTCGATGCAATATCAGAATTACAAACATTCAGTAAAAAAGGGCAATCATATGAAGCTGAAGATGGAAAACATGACGATGTTGTTATGACTTTGGTTTTATTAGGGTGGTTGTCAACTCAGGATTACTTCAAAGATTTAATGGATTTCGATTCACGAGCAAGAATTCTTGAAATGAAAATGGAATCAATTGAAGATGATTTAACCCCAATGGGATTTTTCAATAATGCGGCTGAAGAAGCCGAAGAAGCCTATTCACTATACGATGAATACAATAATGTTTTCTAGCCCACAATCTTATTTTTTATAAATATTGATAAATTAACTAGATTTTTGAAGTAAATTGACTGAGATTAAGGAGATAAAATATGGGTTTTCAATTAAGTCCGGGTGTTAATGTATCTGAAGTTGACTTAACTGGTTTCATCCCTGCTGTTGCAACTACAGGTGGCGCATTCGTAGGCCAGTTTGATTGGGGGCCAGTTGAAGAATATAAAACTATTGAAGATAAGAATAAACTTGAAAAATGGTTTGGTAAACCTTCTGATGTAAATTACAGAGATTGGTTTAGCTGCGCTAACTTTTTAGCATATTCAGCAAACTTGAATGTTGTTCGTGTTGTTGAATCAACCGCATTGAATGCTTCTGCTGATGGTTCTGGAATTCTTATTAAAAATGAAACACTACACAGCACTATTTTAGGTACACCATCTGGTGATGCTGCAATGCTTGCTGCTCGTTTCCCCGGTGCATTGGGTAATAGTTTAAAAGTTTCAATGGCTGATGCTACAACTTTCGATTCATGGGATACCAATTATAAAGATTTATTCGATAGCGCACCAAGCACTTCAGGTTTTGCTGAAAATCTTGGTGGTTCAAATGATGAACTTCACGTTGTTGTTGTAGACGAAGATGGCTTGTTTAGTGGAGTGCCGGGCACCGTGCTAGAACGATTCGCTTATGTTTCAAAAGCAAAAGATGCAAAGCGTTTAGATGGTGAACCTTCTTTCTATGGTTCTATTCTTAATAAACAATCTGAATACATTTGGTTCCTAGAAGTTCCTGCTGCTAGTGCATATGTTGTTGACGGTTCTGTTAATGAGCTTACAATCACTGATGCTGGTACAGGTTACGTTGTTGGTGACGCGATTACTGTAACAGGTGATGGTAATGGTTTTACTGCTGAAGTAGCTACTATTGATACTGGTGGTGAGATTCTTACAATCACAATCACTAATGCTGGTACAGGTTACACAACTGCTACTGTAGATTTCAGTGCTGGTAGTGGTACTGGTGCAACTGCTGATGCGGTTATCACTGATACATCAACCGATGCTGCATGGAATACTGCTGCTGCTGGTGCAACTTTCTCTAACCTTGCAACTGCATATACTGTTTCATTATCTGCTGGTACAAATGGTTCTGCGGTAACTGCTAATGAACTGATTGTTGGTTGGGATATGTTCACTAACTCTGAAGTTGTTGACGTGTCATTGTTATTCGTTGGTGATGCAGGTGGTGACACTGAACACACTGCTGTTGTAAAACACGTTATTGATAATGTTGTTGAAGCACGTAAAGATGCTATGGCATTCTTCTCACCACTTTACAGTGATGTGGTTGGTATTTCTGAATCTACTGCTGTTGATAACGCAATTGCTACACGTGATACAGTTAACACAGTATCTTCATATGCGGTAATGGATTCAGGTTACAAGTATCAATATGATGCATACAATGACAAATATCGTTGGATTCCACTGAATGCTGATATTGCTGGTCTAGCTGCATACACTGATAACGTATCTGACCCTTGGTATTCACCTGCTGGTTTCACTCGTGGTCAAATTAAGAATGTTATTCAACTTGCATTGAATCCTTCTAAAACATCACGTGATAAACTGTACAAGAGTTCAATCAACCCTGTTGTTTCATTCACAGGTGAAGGTGTTCTTCTGTATGGTGACAGAACACAGCAAGCTAAACCTTCCGCTTTCCAGAAAATCAATATCCGTAGACTGTTTATTGTTCTTGAAAAAGCGGTGGCGGTTGCTGCTAAGTATCAACTATTTGAGTTTAATGATTCATTCACACGCGCCCAATTCGTTAATATGGTTGAACCTTTCTTACGTGAAGTAAAAGGTCGCCGTGGTATTTTCGATTACTCAGTGGTTTGTGATGAAACAAACAACACATCTGAAGTAGTTGACCGTTCTGAATTTGTTGCAGATATTTACGTTAAACCTGCATACTCAATTAACTTCATTCAGCTTAACTTTGTAGCTGTTCGTAGTGGTGTTGAGTTCAGTGAAATCATTGGTTAATTTGGTATGGGGTAGTTATTCTACCCCTGCTAAATAATATAAAGAATAATAGGAGAATATAGATGGCTGAAGAAATTGGCGTTAATAGTTTTATTGCGCAATTTACAGGTGGTGGTGCTAGACCTAACTTGTATAAGGTTACACTAAACTTCCCGGCAATTGCTGCTGGTCAAGGTAGTGCAACTAAACGTTCAATGTTATGTAAGGCGGCAACATTGCCACAATCAACTATCGGTATGGTTAACGTTCCATTC